CTTCTGCGAATACTTCGTATCCAAATATTCTGATCATGCTGATATGAGGACGAGAGAAGCGGCACAATGCATATCTGCTTGTTACACAAAAACAGGTCTCAAGATTTGGAAAAAAAGAAAGCCAAATCCCTATGTTTGATTATCTAGATTGATTCGAGAGTTCGATCGACTGACCCTTCTTGTAGTTCCACAAAAGCATTCTGTGGTACTTTTCTGATTCCCAAATAAATTTTCTGAGATCTTCCAAGGTGGGTGATACTGTGATCATCGGGAAGAGAATGTTGACTGAATGGATCATCCCAACTAGCTGGCCATCTTCATCAATGATAGGAGATCCAGAGCTTCCTCCGGCAGCGGGAACAGTGTAAAGGGCTCTGTGATCACCCTCATCTCCCACATAATAGCCATCTAGAAGCGGAACAAGATCTCTGTTCATAATACCAATCGGAGCAGCAACATTGTACACCTTTGTTCCCGGGTGGTATGTGCCCTTACGAACGGGAACAATGGCACCATTCAGGCCGATCACGGTAAGAATGCAAGCATCCATTTCGTGATCCATGTTGATAATTCTAGCCTGATATCGTTTCAGGCGTAGATCCAATACGGTGATCTCGGCACCAAGAATGCTTCCCGGCGGATATCTTCTGGGATCAACCTCGCAAACGTGGGCCGCGGTAAGAACCAAGGACCCAAACTTGTGGTTGCCAACAACGGCGCCAGAACCTGTGCTTAACATTACTTGGGGGTAGCAAACAGTTTGATCTTCGTTACATTTGTTGACGTGCGCACGCTTTTCAATTTTTACAAATGAGTGTCTTACATGGGTTGGAAAGTCTGTCCCCATTCCAACACAAGACATCGTGAAAAGTGAGGCCATCAATAGGAATAGTATTTTTCGCATCATAATAAATAGAATAGAAATCCAATAACCGCAAAACAAAACTAGAACTATTTACTGTGATAGCTGTTCAAACAGCCTCATAGGCACTTATGAATAAAAATATTTATGTTCTTGATACGAGCGCCTGCCTGACCGACGGGAATGCCCTAACTTCTTTTGGCGACAGCGACGTTGTTCTGCCCCTCAAAGTTCTAGACGAAATTGACGGACACAAAAAAAGACAGGATGGTGTTGGTACGAATGCGAGATTTATCATCCGAATGTTGGATTCCCTCCGTGAAAAGGGAAATCTAAACACGGGTGTCAAGATCGATGACAGCCATGGCACCTTGTCTGTAAGGAATTACGATCCCTCTGTCATCCCAACAGACTTGGACATTGCTTCCCCTGATAACCAGATCATTGCCACTGCCTTGACAGCGCAGAAAAACTCAGCTAAGAAAGAAGTTGTTGTTGTAACCAGAGATATCAACATGCGCGTGAAGTGCGATTCTGTTGGCCTTCTCTGTGAAGATTACCAAAGTCACGAAGTCGTAAAAGATCCCGACGCCGTATATGTCGGATTTATCGATCACTTGGTCGATGATCAGTTTGTTGATCATTTCTATGCCGGTGATGATGTTTACATTGAAGAAGAGGAGGCGGATCTGTACCCAAATCAGTTTTTGATGCTGGTATCCAACTCCAATGAGAAGAAAACAGCCCTAGCGATGTTTGTAAACTACAATACACCGCTCAAAAAAATCTACAACTTCGACAACATCTGGGGTATCAAGGCAAAGAACAAGGAGCAGTCTTTCGCTTTCAGCATTCTAATGAACCGGGAGATTCCGGTTGTGTCATTGATTGGAAAAGCCGGAACTGGTAAAACCCTGCTCGCCATCGCTGCTGGATTGGAGCAGATCATGGGTGGCCAAGGGAATGAAATATACAGAAAGTTGATTGTTTCTCGCCCAGTTCAGCCGATGGGAAAGGATATTGGATATCTTCCCGGTACCTTGGAAGAGAAGTTGCTTCCTTGGTTAGCCCCCATTCAGGACAACCTTGAATATCTAATGGGAAATGACAAGCAAGCGATGCAGGATCACATAGAAAAGGGTATTATCGAGGTTGAGGCCCTGACCTATATTCGTGGCCGTTCCATTTCAAACGCCTTCATCATTATTGATGAGGCACAGAACCTCACAAATCACGAGTTGAAAACAATTTTAACAAGAGTCGGAGAAAACACAAAAATTGTCTTGACAGGAGACATCGATCAGATTGATAATGTATACATCGATGAAAAAACCAACGGATTGACATATGCCGTTGAGAAGTTCAAAGAGTATGATCTTGCTGGTCATATTACCCTTTCAAAGGGAGAAAGGTCCAAAGTTGCCAGTCTGGCAGCAAAAATCCTATAAAAACATTGACAAAAGTGCTATAGTTTAGTATATTAGAGGCTGGCAGTGGCTGGCTGGTAGTCAGAAGGTGTCTTATAAGCATCTTGAAGGCGGGTTCGACTCCCGTACTGCCAACCAAGGGCTTCTAGCACAATGGTTAGTGCATCCGGCTCATAACCGGGCGGTTTTCGGTTCGAGTCCGAAGGGGCCCACCAAAAGGAGAATAAAATGAGTGCTGATTTTGATAAAGTCGATCTAGACGAAAACCCAACCCTTAAAGAGTTCGTTGCAGCGGACACTGAACTCAAGGAATGGCTTGTCAACTATGTTGGCGAGAAGAAAGAACCAGAAGACGGCAACGTCACCGTTGAAATGATTTTGGAAGTAATGGCAGCAGACTTTCCAGAATTCCTTCTTCCGTTGGCCGAGGAGAACTTCATCCGCGGATATCACCAAGCCTTGGATGATGTTGCGGCTAACCAAAAGGCGCAGTTTGTCGCAGATCCCGTGACAACCGCCGCCAAGGCCAAGAAAGCCAAGAAGCGAGTTACTCGCAAGAAGAAGAAGTAGATGTCCGATAAAATCCCAACATATATGAACGAATCGATCAAAAGATCAAAGCGGGCCATGAACGAACAAAAGGTTCTAGGCCATCGTTCGCTTATAATCAAGAATGATTTCATAAATGATCTTGACATTGACGCTGTATTTGATATAATCAAGAAGAGCGTCCCAGAGAAGTTCTATCACAATGTTGATGCTTTTTATGTTGGGGAGTTTGAGGAGATGCTGGAGAGAGAAGTAAACGCACTTTACCAAGATGGTGTAATTTATCTTTCCAACATTCAAGACAACGTTGATGACATGGTTGATGACATCATTCACGAAATTGCCCACGCTGTCGAAGAGGACCGCGGTATGGATCTTTATTCCGATGGCAAGATTGAGAGAGAGTTTCTGGCAAAGAGACGTGCCCTCCATCATCGCTTGAAGTCCAAGGGTGTTGACACTTCCGGGCATGACTTTTACAACCCGGAGTTTGACATGGAGTTCGATGAGTTCCTGTATCAGGATGTCGGATATCCCCTATTGCGATCATTGACACCCGATATTTTCTATTCACCCTATGGTGCGACTGCTCTGAGAGAGTATTTCGCAGACACTTTCGAGGCCTACTTTCACAGGCGTAAGTTCAACTTGGTGAGAAACCAATCACCAGCGATTTTTGATAAAATCGAAATGCTTCTAGAAGAGGAATGAAATGAAGCACGTATCTTTTTCACAGTTGAAGGACTGGCACTTCTGTCCTTTCTATCACAAGCTTGTCCGCATCGATGGCCTCAAGGGTTTCCGAGGAAACACCTTCACGGCTTTTGGAAATGCAATCCACGATACTTGCGAGAGTATGCTCACAGAGGGCTTGGACAGACCCTATGACTTTTTTCTGGAAAGGTTTGGCAAAGTTCTGAATGAGTTGCGCTCAGACGGAATTGAGATCGACGACGGTCTCGTCGAGAAGATGGAAGAGCAGGCTCGTCCGCTGGTTGAACTGGTTCTCCCTGAACTCGAAGAATATTTCGGAGAGTATGAGGTTGTTTCAGCCGAGGAACTTCTTTATGAAGACATCGACGATTCAGAACTCAAGTACAAGGGATACATTGATCTTGTTCTCAGAACCCCCGATGGCAAGACACATGTGATTGATTGGAAGTCTTGTTCGTGGGGATGGGACGCCCGCAAGAAGTCCGACCCAATGGTCACTTATCAGTTGACTTTTTACAAGTATTTCTATGCCAGAAAGCACGGCTTGGACCCAAAGGATGTGGAGACGCACTTCTCTCTCTTGAAACGAACAGCCAAACAAAACAATGTTGAATTCTTCAGAGTGACCAGCGGCCAAATAAAAACAAATAATGCCCTTAACTTTCTGAACAAGGCGATATATAATATTCAAAAAGACAAACATATCAAGAATCGTTTGTCTTGCTCCAAATGCGATTTCTATAAAACGGAACACTGCCCATGACAAAAAAGAAAATCTTCACCATCAGCGACCACCCTTTGAGTTCTTCAGGCGTTGGTCTTCAAACAAAAATCTTTATTGAAGCACTTGTAAAGACCGGCCGATACCGCGTCGTCTCCATTGGTGGGGCGATGAAACATCAAGATTACAAGCCCATTCAAGTAAAAGAATATGGCGATGACTGGACCGTCTATCCCGTTGACGGATACGGTGATGAAAATCTGATTCGCTCAATGATCCGAACTGAGCGCCCGGATCTTCTTTGGTTTATGACCGATCCACGATTTTTTGGATGGCTCTGGAATGTTGAAAACGAAGTGAGGCCAAATGTACCGATGGTGTATTATCACGTCTGGGACAACTATCCGTACCCAACGTTCAATCACAAGTTCTACAATTCAAATGATGCTGTCATTACAATTTCCAAGTTGACACAGGATATCGTTGAAACAGTTTGCCCAGAGGTTTACAGTCGCTACCTCCCACATTCTGTGGAGAGCGATATTTTCAGACCGCTCCCTGAAGAGGAGGTGGCTGCTTTCAGGAAGGATCATTTCCCAGATGAGAAAAATCCGGAAAGAACTCTATTTTTCTGGAACAACAGAAATGCTCGAAGAAAGTTGAGCGGAACTCTTCTCTGGTGGTTCAAGGAGTTCTTGGACGACGTTGGCCACGACAATGCTGCCCTGATCATGCACACTGATCCAAAAGACCCATATGGTCAGGACTTGGTGGCGATGATCAGAGACTTGGGCTTGGAGGATGGCCAAATCTTACTATCAACAAAAAAGGTGGAGAAAAGGCTACTCTCATACATGTACAACATGAGCGATTGTACTCTCAATATCTCTGATGCGGAGGGTTTCGGTCTTTCAACGTTTGAATCCCTTTCCAGCGGTACTCCGATCGTT